CTGGCCGTCTTTGACGTTCAGCGTAAGCGGGTCCACCGTCCAGGCATCCGTGAGGGTGTAGACTTTGCCGCTGTTGAGCTCGAGGGTGATGTTCTCATCCACGAACGCTTTGATGGCGTCTTCATCGGTGGCTTTGGCGTGCACGATGGTGGCTTTGATGTAGGGCGCGCCGTCGTACACTTCGCTGTGTCCCAGCACGCCGTCATCGCCCATGACCGCTTCACGCTTGAGGTTACCAAACCCGATTTCTGCGCCTTCTTTAATGGGCAGGCGACCCAGAGAGCCGGCGTTCAGTACGGCGCGGCTGGTGATGGTGGTTCCCATGGCTTACTTCCTGAATTGAATTTTGCCGGCAACGATGATCAATCCGTTCACGAACTGCGGTGAGTCCTGATAGTTGATCCGCTGCTTGTTGGTGTCATCGAGCTCAACAATGAGCGACTTCTTGTAGCCGTCGAAGTCCTGCACGATGCCGTTGTATTCCAGCTCTTTGTAAAGCGCCAGCAGCTCGGTTTTGAACATGCTGGGCGTGACAATTGCCTGTCCCGGCGCAAAGCGGGTGCCGTCTTTGGCCACTTTGAAACGGGCGTATTTGCTTAAGATGCGCGCGCGTTGTTTCTGACGAAAATACATCGCGGTGGCTGGCGTCATGATGTCGAGGTAGCTGTTATCGGCAATCCCTGATGCGTTTTCGGTGTAGGCGGTGACCGCGCGTTCCACCTGCACTTCTTTGGTGGAGGTGACGACGTACGTGCCCATGCCTTCGTGGAGCAGCAGGTTACGCTCGGCCCAGTCAAACTCGGCGTCCGCAATGGAGTAGACGCCGCTCATCTTGAGCGTTTGCAGCGGGCGGCACGGGTCGTTTGCCAGTGACGGCGCAATTTGTCCCGCCCAGGCACCGATCGCCGCTGCATCCGTCAAGGCTTCATTGGCGGAGTTACCGAGCGCGTTCACCGGCATAAAGCTGATCAGCGGGCAGTTGCTTTTATTGGCAAAGGTAATGAGCTCCGCATGGGTGCCTTTTTTCGGGATATAAGCCACGCCGGGGATCTGCTGTAGCGCTTCATAACGCTTTTCCAGAAACTCGCCCAAATCGCGGATGGTGGTGTCATCATTGAGCGAGCAGATAATGTGGTGGTATTGCACGTCACCCAAAGCCGCCAGTGCTGACATGGTATCGGCCGTTTCCACGCTGATGGCGTAGATGGGCATGCTTTCATCTTGCTTGCGAAAGTAGGTCACCATGTCGACGATGTCGGAGGCGCCGAACTGCGCCTGCGCTTTGGTTTCATCCATACACAACACAACGGTGTTGGGCGCCACTGAGGCACCCGCCACCGCGTTGCCGATCACCAAGCACCGTTGCTGGTCTTCCGCGCTGTTGGCCAGACTGTTGTCGATTTCGACATACATGCCGGGTACATAAGCACTGGCCGGAACTTCTGAGAAGCTGATGCTCATTGGCCGTTCTCCTTATTCGTTGCCGTTTTCGTGGTGACGAGCACGACGGATTGGTCTTTAATGCGACGCAGCCAGTAAGGGTTACGCGGCTTCTCTTCGCCCGCGGCCTTTAACGGCTCCCGGGTCTCCGGGTCACGAACCAGTAACCCTTTTTGTGGTTTGACTTTGATGGTTTGCATTTAACTTTCCACGTCAGTTGTAAAGTGCTCGGCCGCCATGGCGAGCAGCTCGCGCTCGATCTCCGGCGTCCAGCCGATGAAGGTACGTCGGGGCATCTGATAGTTCTGTTTGACCCGCCGCCCGCCTTGCCAGCGTCCGGTCCTGCTATCGAAGAAGCCATTCACGCGGGTGGTAAACGAGAGCTGGCTGCCCTGATTGTGCTCTTGGCCGATGCGTCCGGCGACGCCCGCCAGGCCCACTTCAAAATGGTGTTCATCGGCCTGCGTGCGCAGGGATTTCGACAGGCCCATCAACATGTTCTTGTTGTTGACGGTATGGCGTAACGATGTCCCGTCCCACAGGCTCACTTTTTTGCGACCCGAGCGGCTCTGGTACGGGTTATTCTCAATGTCCCGCTGCGCCCTGATTTGAGCGCGGAAGAACTGGCGCGCACGGTTGGCCATGCGTCGGTTCAAATCCAGTTTTTCAGTGGCGGTCAGCACCAGACGTTCGACCACCTGAGTGAGCTGATCCGGTGTTTTCAGCGTGAGCTCGTTCATGGCAAATCATCCAGATGGCCGACAAACAGCACCAGTTCGTTCAGGTCGTCTTCGTCGACACGGGCAGCAAAATCGCCCACGCATTCAAAACGCTCGCCGTGTTGCTGCCAGTTTCCTTGCGGGTTGGCCTGCAGTGAGAAAGCTTCCCGCAGGTCAATCTTGATTTTGATGTCGCAGCGGCCGTTATCCAGCAGCTCGGTGGCGAAGGTCGGAAACGGCAATCCTTTTTCCATCCGGTACGGGTCGTGCGTATTCATCCAGGAGACTAAGTGCATCATCAGAATGTGCGGCTGCACTCTGACATCCTGCATAAACACGATGGCGGTGTACTCGAGTTCAAACCCATCGACGCTGTCGCCCTGAGTGCAAAACAGCGCGCCGTCTTCGGCCCAGACGGTGAAGTTCTTGGCATCCGCCACGTGCTCTCTGAACAAGTCCGTTAAACTTTGCAGCGCTTTCATCACACCACCTCAAAACAGTAGGTTTCCTGCCCGTGAAGCAGCAGATCCACCGCCTGACGGTATTGCACCTCACAATGGTATTTCTTGCTGCTCAGTGCTTCCTGACGCTCGGCCGCTTCGGCGGTGGCATCGGAGCTGAGGCGGATGCCAATCAGCTCGCTGGCCGTCAGCGCAAACACCGCCTGGGTGTAGAGCGTGGTGCCGGATTCTTCATCACCGAACTTATCCTTTGAGAGCGCGGCCAGGTTGTCGTACTGCGCGATGGTATTCACCAGTTCGCGGTGCACCTTAATGCGCGAGACCTTCGTCTGTTGCAGAATGCCTGCCTCTGTCTCATTGCTGAGGAAATGAAACAGAGACTGAAACTCTGAAATTTTGAGCGCAGGAAAGTTATCCGTGGCGGGCAGTTCGGAGGCATACACGTCGCTTTTATTGCCGATAAATTCCATACATCACCTTTGAGGGAATGCAGGCATCAGTGCACGAATAACAATCTGTGTAGGAGCCAGACTGATAACGTGACAGAGCCTGCATTGGAGGGTGTCAGTCTGGCGCGGTTATACCCACGCCCCGTTAATCTTGAGTTTGACGTTGCCGAACTCGACCGCCGCCACCTTTTCAAGCTGCTCGATGACGTACGCCATGTTCATCGACTCAAAGTTTTCCATCTGGTCCTTGGCGTCGTTTTTCTTACCGACCGTGCGGCGAACCGAGTCTTCCTGAATGTAGATAGACAGGTTATCGTAGCTGGTCACCATGATGCCCGTTGACGGGAAGCCCGGAACCGACACGGCAGGCAGGCCGCCATAGGTGCCGATGACCTGACGCTCCTGAATCTTGCTCTTTTCTGTCGGCGTATTGCCGTGCGCGTCGTAGAACTTGGCTTTCTCATAGGCCAGCAGATCCGAGCCGATGATGGCAACCAGGTCTGAGTCGTTTTCGCATGCCGGGTGCAGCAGGTTTTTCAGGTTCAGCACCGCCAGATCGAGGTTGGCAAAGTCGCCGCCTTCACCAATCTTGATGACGCCGGAGCCTTCCACGCCTTCGATGATTAAACGTTCGGCGTTGTGCTCACGCATTGCTTGGAACCAGCCTTTGTTGACGTCTTCGCCGTTCGGGTTGGCGGCGGCATCCGTATTCGCGGCCGCCGTTTTACCAAACCAGCCGACGGTGATTTTGTTGGCGTCGATCTGCTCGCGGGTGTGTTTGGACACAATCTGGTTGAAGCTCTTCATGTGCGCCCAGGCATCGAGCTTGGCATAGCGGATCGCCGTGTCGAAGTTGGTCTGCACGCAGGCGTAAGGCATGGCTTTCATGCCGTGGTAGTCTTTCGGTTTGCGCTCGCCGTCGCCGGAGGTGTCGGTGCGGCTGGCAATCATGCCGCTCACGCCCAGACCAATCGCTTCACCAATCTGGTTTTTCACGGTGATGATGTTGATGCGGCTCAGGAACCAGTTGCTTTCACGAATGGCCGCGATGATGCGCTGAGTGCCGTTCGGCGAGACGTTGAACATCTCGGTGGCGTTCTCAACGCCGTTTTGCTGCGCGACCGCCTGAACGTAGGCGCTCAGTTTCTTTTTGGTATGCTCTTGCATGTGTTTACCTATACAAATGGGGTGAGAGACTAAAGCCGGCGCTTACAAATAAGTCTCGGGTTCCGCATTCTGACCCGCCAGGATGCGCGCCTGCTCATCCGTGATGCTGCTCAGTTTGGTGGTCAGTTCGCCAAGCTGGGTGGAGAGTTTTTCAACCTTCTCTTCCAGCTCACTTTTCTGCGGCTCGTCTTTGACTTCCGGCTCTGCGGGCTGCTCTTTGGCGCTGAGTGTTTGCACCAGTTGGCCGAGCTGATCGCTCAGCTTGGTGTTCTGCTCAATTTGTTGCTTCAGCAGCTCTTCGGTTTCTTTGCTCATGTCGTCTTCTTCCTCAGTGTGAGAGAGCTGCTCGGGCGTGTTTTCGCCTTTGAGCCAGCTTTTGAATTTTTGAAACATCGACGCGTCTTCATTCGAGAGTGCAGGCGGCGCCGCGCTGTAGTTGACGGTTTGCCCGGTGCAGACATGCAACGCTTTTTCTGCACTGCGTTTGGCCGATAAATGCACTTGCGTGGTGCCCAGCGATGCGGGTTTGTCTGTAAAGGCGAGCCCGGTTAGGTAGGCTTTGCCACTGCTGGCGAAGTCTTCGAGATACTCACAAGAGGTGTGAAGCAACTGACCGTTTTCGATGTTTCGCAGCAGGTGAGAGTTGGGTTTGATTTCAGCCCACAGTTCGTCATCGCGCTTTTCTACCGACAACACGGTGCCGCCTTTCCAGCTCCAGTCGTAGTGGTCATCATTGATTCGTGCGGCGTACTTCGTCGGGTCGTACGTTTCCGCGATATCGTCAATCACTTTCTGCGGGATATCTCGCCCGTCGACAGTGGGGCCAGCTTTTAGAATGCAAATTGGCTCTGACTTAAACATGGAATATCTCTTCTCGTTTCGATGATTCCAATCTAACCAATGGCCTTAACTTTTTGTATTCACGGCGATTCTAGATACCCGATATAGAAAGTCTCGCTGCTGAGTCGCGGCGGGCTCTGTTGCACACTGCCAGCATGAAAACGAATCTGGCTATTGAGCAATCCTCCCCGATGTACACCGCAGACCAAACCAAAGCGCTTGGGCTGTATCTGCGTCAGTACAAACCTGCCGAAGTCGCGCAGGCGGTGGGTGTTGCGGTGCGAACCGTCCAGCAATGGATTACGAAATTTGACTGGAAAGCGATGCGGGACGATGCGCCCGTAGAGCTGATGCTGCGCCAGCGGATCGCCTATCTGCTGTGGCTTGACCAAAAGCACGATGAGCAGCTCAAAGAGCTGGAAATGCTGCTGGCACAAAAGCGCAAGCGCGATGAAGCCGAGAGCCGGCAGCATCGTCCAGCAAGCAGCCACAGCGAAGGCAACAAGCGCGGCCGCAAGCCGAACAAGGTGAAGAACGACGTTTCACACATCACTAAAACGGTGCTGGATGAGTTTCGAGAGAAGACGTTTTTCGAGTACCAGAAAGAGATTCACGCCCACAAGTGCAATCCGGAACTGAACGAGTTCCGCTTTTACCTCAAATCGCGCCAGATTGGCCTGACGTATTACTTCGCCTATGAAGCGTTTGAGGATGCGGTACTGAACGGTGACAACCAGGTGTTTTTGTCGGCCTCGCGCAAGCAGTCCGAAATCTTCAAAAACTACATCCGCCGCTTCGCGCTGGAGATTGGCGACGTGGAGCTCAAAGGCAAAGATGAGCTGCAACTTTCCAACGGCGCGACCTTCTATTTTCTTTCGACCAACGCCCGCACATCGCAGGGCTTTAACGGCCATGTCTATTTCGATGAAGTGTTCTGGATCCCAAAATTCGGAGAGTTGGACGATTACGCGGGCGGGATGTCGATTCACGACAAGTACCGCACCACGTATCTGTCAACACCGTCGACCGTGGCGCATGAAGCGTATCCGAAGTGGCAGGGCAAGAAAGAGCAAGGCATTGACATCAGCCATGCGGCGCTTAAGAACGGCTCACTGGGTGTCGATGGTATTTTCCGCCAGATCATCACCATTGATGACGCGATTGAGAAAGGCGCCACGTTCTTCAACATGGAGAAACTGCGCCGCAAGTACCCGGACAAAACCGTATTCGACAACCTGCTGCGCTGCGTGTTTCTGGATGATTCGGCATCCATCTTTGCGCTGAAAGCGCTGCTGGCGTGCAAAACCGATTCATCACTGTGGAAGGACGTGGACCACAACAAAGCACGGCCTGCGGGTAACGCTGAGGTGTTGGTGGGTTATGACCCGCGCGGCGGTGGTCAGGGCGAAGGTTCCGACGATGCCGGATTGGTGGTTGCACTCAAACCCAAACGCAAAGGCGGCGTGTTCCGGCTGATTGAGCGGGCGCGCCTGAAAGGCTCCAGCTACGAGCAGCAGGCGCTCGCGATTAAAGCCATGACCGAGAAATACAACGTGGTGCATCTGGCGATTGATGTCAGCGGCGTCGGGTCGGCGGTGGCCGAGCTGGTGCGCAAGTTCTACCCGAGCCTGATTGAGCTGGACTATTCGCCGGAAGTGAAACGGATGATGGTGTACAAGGCGCGCGAAATCATCAACGACGGGCGCCTGCAGTTCGACGGTGAGTGGGATGACCTGGTGCATTCCTTTCTGATGATCCGCCAGCAGACCACCAAAGCCAGCAATCAGGTGACCTTTATTTCTACCCGCAGCAAGGTGGGCTCGCACGCAGACCTGGCCTGGGCTTCGATGCATGTGATGCACTGGGAGCCGATTGATATTCACAGTGAGGATGACACCACCGTGTCGTTCTTCTAGGAGACAAAACGTGATTGAGATTGAATTTTCTAACCCGGTCAGTGTGATGAATAGCGATATTCTCAGCTACCTTGAAGTGGCGCTGATTGACGATTTGTACGAGCCGCCGATCGCACTCGATACGCTGGCCAAAGCGCTGCGGGTGAACCCGATGCACTCGAGCGCGATTGAGTTTAAACGCAACACGCTGACGTACGCCGTCACGGTGAGCGATGTGCTGCCGCGCCGCGACCTTAAGCGGTTTATTCAGGACTACCTCACCTTTGGCAACGGTTACTTTCAGGTGGTGCGCAACCTGTTCGGGCAGGTGGTTCACATCAGACACATTCCGGCGCTCTACATGCGCCGCCGCGGTGATTTGGGTTACACCTATAAGCCCCGTGCCTACAGCAATGAAGGGCGGGTTGATTATCGCGACGGGCAGATTTTTCATCTGGCTGAATACGATGTGGCGCAGGAGCTGTACGGCCTGCCGCAACACGTCAGCGGGCTGACTTCCATCTGGCTCAACGACGATGCCACGCTGTTCCGCCGCCAGTATTACCGCAACGGTTCCCACGCAGGTTACCTGCTGTATATGAATGAGCCGAGCATGACCAAGGATACAGAGAACGACATTCGCAACAAGCTGCAGGCCAAAGAAGGAATGGCGTTCAAAAACCTGTTTGTGAATGCCAAGGGTAAGGACACCAAAGCGCCGGAGCTTAAACCCATCGGTCAGGTGGAAGCGAAAGACTCGTTCAAAGACGTGAAGAACCAGACCATGAATGATGTGCTGGCGCTGCACCGCGTACCGATCGAGCTGATGAGCATCCGCCGCGAAAGCATTACCTCACTCGACCTCAACAAAGTGGACTGGCTGTTCCACAAAAACGAGCTGTTGCCACTGATTGATTCACTGACCGAACTGAACGGGTTTGTGGGGAGCGAAGTGCTTAAACTCAATGAGTATGTGAGTTTGGATACTGAGCGTTAAAACCTTCGACACCAACCGTGGAGGTTACGAGACTTTTTGTGATGTTTGTTCATATTCCGTGGGGGCTCATTCCTTGAAACTGAACTTATTAAATTACAATCGGTTGCATATTTAACACACAGATAAGTCGGTCCATCGGGCAAATTTTTGCCTCACAGAATTTACCGCTATGATGTGCTGATTATGGATGTAAGAGACTGAAAAATGACGGATATGAGCCGTACCAATATGCGTTGGATAGAAGGGGATACGTTACCTGAAAAGGCTGCGCCTAAGCTGTCCCCGAAAGAAAAATATTTACAACAAGTTCAAGAGAATTATCGCCAGTCGGATGAGAGCTGGAGCTACGTTCAGGCAAATGAAGACCGCTATGCAGCACATCGGGCTGATGTACTCTCTCGCCGGAGCCCTTCACAAATTCTGGATGACTCTCTTCGGGATACCATGACTTCACAATGTTCACTAGAAGAGGAAATGGCCAAGAATCATCAACATGTTTTGATTGCCGATTTGGAAGATGCACACAAAATCCTGCATAACATTTGGTTCGAGTCTGGACATGATATCGCGGCGATCGCCGCAAGCATCAATACGGCAAAGTCTTGGTTTAACCATACAGAACCAATGTTTGATGCTCACTCTATTGCTAAACAGTTTGGAGACATGGGCATCAAAGCCGATTTAGTCGAAAGCAAAGGCAAGACGTTTATCGCGTTTAACGGTACCGACAAAAACGGAAAAGTGCTCAAACATGCGTTTGTGAATGGAACCCGAATCAATATGGATGGCAAAAAATATCCATTGAATTCTTTTAAATCGATGCAAGCTGGCTTTAGTCCTCAATCTCGCTCGGCCAATTTTAAAGGGGCTGCTGCACTCACATTTGTCGTATCAGCAAGCATTGCTACCAGTGATTTAGTTTTCAAAGACGATTATCACTTAGTGGATTGGTTTGGGAATGTTGGGTCTGATATGTTCAAGGCGTTGTTGCAGTATGGGGCTGGTGAAGCGGCCTTGCTTGTCGCGGCAACCTATGGCATCCCAATAGTACTAACAGCCGTTGCCGTTTTTGTGACTTATGCGTCTATTGAGATTGTTTGGAGTAAATATGAGGTTTCAAAAAAAATAGTCACGGAGCTAGAAAATGTCACAACAAACTAAACTGAGAATCGCGGGCTCCTGCTTACTATTACTTATAGTCGGCGGGTGGTTATTTATTTCTTACACCGCATTACAAGATTACTTAGATTTGTTGAATCATAAACATGTGGTGACGTTCTCACCTGTTGTATTGTTGATGCCGATTGGTGGGCTTGGGGCAGTTATTTGTGCGGTGGTTCTTTTTCCTAAAACTATTTGGTATGGGAAAAGGTTTGATGAAATTTACTCATCCCAAACGATGTCGAGAGTTAACAGGATATCAGTATATTTCATCCTTATCGGCGTCGCCTTTGCTGCTGGATGGACTTATCACACTTTTGATCTGATGGATAAATACGGTTACATCTACAGTGACGAACTCAATAGGAATGCGGGCACAAGTATTTACCGAAAGTGGGTAAGATCTATGTAAAAAACTAGAAAATGCTATACAACTTGTTCTAGAGGGACTGTTAACGCCTAACGTTTCCAGTCCTTTTCAATCGAGAGCGCGCCCATCTTATTTTGTTGAAGCGACGAATGTTGTGGCACTATGCCACATCCCTCCCCTGCAGCAACGAATGAATCCGGTCGAACTCTTTCACCATACTACGCTCAATCCGATCTCCGAGTTCTTTGACATCATCCTTCGTCGCGTAGGTTTCTGCCACATGGGTTTTGTACTCGCCCAGCTCTTTGGACAACCGGAAAAGGTAGCCAATCAGTAAACTCAGGATCAGCGTCACGAACGTGCCAAAGGCGAGTACAGCATTCACCCAGCTTGGGTCCAGCGTCATTCCCATTGCTCGACCTCTTTGAGTTTTTTGCCTTTCAGAGACAGGATGATGTCGTTCACGGTTTCCTGCGTCACATCATTGGTGGACAAGCTTTTGATTTTCTCTAGTCCCCAAATTACCAGGCGGCTGGCAAAGCGTTCCAGAATGACTTTCCAGGCAACCTGAAAAAACAGACCTTTCAGAACTTCCCATAGTGTTTTGCCGAGGATACTGGTTAAAAAGTTCATGGTGCTCTCCTTATTGCAGCGGCGCGCCGGTGCGCATCATTTCGCTGAGTGTCTTCGCCCGTTTGCCAACCTGACGTGCCCAGCGGCTATTCAGCATTTCATTGGCGGCCACATGCCAGAGTTGCTGCTCGATGGCTGCGATCATTTTCTTGAACATGCCAAAGCGGGGTAGGCCAAGATTGAAAATCATGTCGACGATCACCGCCTGACGCGCTTTGTTAAGCGACGCGAAATACGGCAGCGTTTCTGCCTCTTTCACCGCGGCATCAAGGTCATGTTGAAGCAGGGTTTCCGCTTCTTGTTGACTGATGCCGTTATCCTGCAAGTTGCGGCCGTAGCCAATGGTGAGTTTTTGATTGCTGCAGCGGTAAGGTTTCAGCCGCAACCCTTCGTGTTTTTTGATGAGTTGGGTTGCCAGTGTTTTCATGGTTTAACCTTCGTTGAATGAACAAAGGCCAGTGTATCGCCCGGAATTACTGACTGATATTGAAGCGGTTTCTAGATGGGGGATGTAGAAAACCAAGCATACATGGTGTCTGAAATGGTAGTATTCAAAAATTCTCGGCAAGCAATATGGATAATCCCAAGTGAACTTTTTTTCAACAATCAAGCTACGTTTGCAAAATTCGATTACTCTGGAAACGGGCAGTAAATTGCGAATTGATCCGAATGCCAAAGTCCGAAAATGTATTATCAAGGCGACAAACGTCAATCAGAGTTCTATTGAGATTGAAC